AGGAATAGGTGAAATTAACAGTTGTTAGAACACAGTTTGGTACAGATGCTACCAATGGTTTATTGTTTATCAATGGTGTCTTTGAGTGTTATACGCTAGAGGACCAGTATCAAGCAGTAAAAGTTATGCATGAGACATGCATACCTGAAGGAACATACGATATTAAATTTAGAAAAGAAGGTGGATTCCATAGCAAGTATTCAGCACGATATAAGAATGCACACTATGGTATGTTGCATTTGCAAGATGTACCTAACTTTACTTATATACTTATACATGCTGGCAATACTGATGAACATACATCAGGTTGCTTGATTGTTGGAGAAACACAACAAGATTTAGATATGGGTAAGGATGGTTTCATTGGACACAGTGGAACTGCTTATCAAAAATTATATAGAAAAGTAGCAGGTGAATTACTACAAGGTAAGCCAGTAAGCATTGAATACACAACAATAAATAAATTGTTAGAAAAAGATGTAGACAATGCAAGTAAAGACCACACAGTTTTAGCTACCACAGTTTATGATAAATTGCAGGAAATAAATGGAAATGTTTTGACCATTAAAGCAAAACTTGGTGGAAAGGTAATACTATAATGTCAGATTTATTCGAAAAGAATAATAGAAGAAGAAACCAAGAGGGTAAGTTCAAGAAGGACTTATGGTGGACTCCTTGGAATGATGCATGGAGTTACAAAATGAGTGATGACTTAAAAGACATGTTGGAAAGAACTGCATGGACCTTCATTGAAGCGTTCATTGGTGCTTTAACAGTAGCCCCTCTTGTTGGTGTAGAAGCTGAAACAATTCAGTTAGCTGCGTTAGCAGGTGGTGGTGCTGCACTAGCAGTTGTAAAGACATACGCTAAAAAACAAATTAGCAAGTAGTTTAAATAGCAAAGCCGAGGGTGTTATCCTTTCTACCTCGGCTCTTGCTTGTTTATTTAGAAGGGTGCTGCACCATCTTCAATAGATTTTGCATCAGGTAATTTAATACCATTCATAGCTGCAGCATAATCTTTCCACATTTCAGGTGTGTTCCAACCATCTGACCACCATGATTTAGAGAATACCTTACCATCTACAGTGTCACCTGCAGTACATTTGCTTGCACCTGTACATCTAAAGTCAGGACTTTTAGGTGATTTCTTTTCCTGTGGTTTTATGTATTGAACTATCAAACCACAAACACATAACAAGTCTGTAGCATTTACAGCTACCTCACCTGTCTTCTCATGTTTTGAATCAGATGTGTGGTCAAAGCCTGCTTCTTTTAATACAGCCCTAACACCATCAGGAGATGTGGAGGTCGGAGGCGTAGCCTTTTTCCCTTCCTCCACCTCCTTTTTTGGTGCTGGTTTGCTTTGAGCCACTTTGGTTTCACCCTGCGTTTTTGACATTTCTTGTAATGATGGTCGTTTCTTTGTAGAACCTTGGTACTTCCAATTAGCTAAAGCCCTACCTATTGCAGAAGTTTCACAGTTTTCCATCCATGCATCAGTGTTAGCAAACCCACCTTGCCCTTGTAACTCTTGTGCTATTCCAGTTGATACAGGATTGACATCTTCCTTATCTGCATAGACCATAGCTTGTACTATGACCATAGTTCCATCATCATTGGTCTTGATTACCTCAGTCCATATACGACCATTAGGATAATCTTTCCAAAATTTTGCTAATCTATCCTCGACCATTTCATAGTCGTTAGGATTAAATTTAGCCATATTTTACCTCCTTGATATATTTTATTCTTCTTCTAATTCAATGTCTTTAATTACTGTAACACCTACTTTAATAGGTATATGTTTATAACTACCGTTTTGTTCAACTACAAGGTGTGGTATTGTACCCACTCCTGCGAACTCGACAGATTTAACATCAGCCATTATTCCTCCAGGTCTACCAAATACTCAGCAGTTACACCTTTGCTAGGTTTAACAAACAATGTATATTGAGAAGGTCTTCCCATACTTGCTAGTTGTTCCTGTGCATAGGGATTGTGGCTTTCAGTACTACCATTGACCCACACTCTAACATCATTGATGTATAGGTGTGTTGGTGTATGATAGTGACCACAACATGCGTGAGTAAACTGTTCCATTAATCCTGCAGAACCTAGTGATTTCCAACCAAGTATTTTCTTGTTGTAACCATAGAAAGGAACACCCATTGTTCCTCGAATATTATCTCCATGAAAGAGAAGAAACTTAGCCTTAACGCCTAAGTCAGCTACTGTGTACCATGATTTAGTAGGAACATGAAACTTAATACGCTTCTCGTTCTCGTACATAGTCTGTAGTATTTTACCTAACATTCTATCTGCATTACTTTCAGGGTTATAATCTCTTCTAGACCTACCCCCTAATGCACCATGGTTACCAATAACCCAATAACATTCTACTGTTTCAAACTCAGATAACAAGATATTAAAGAACTTTGATAATATCCTTGGTCCATCAACAGTTACCTGTCTATACAGAGAACTATCTATTTCATGTGCTTGTCCAGGAAATATAAGTTCGCCTTCTATGATGTCACCGAGAGCGAAGACTATACACTTCTTTACGATATGGTTAGCCTTCTGTATCCTAGCTATCTTAACTATCTTTTCTGCATATCTAACTACTCTCTCCTCTGCAACTTCTGTGTTATAGGTATCAGTTCTTTTAGCTAACTGTATGTCAGATAGTAAAGGAACACAGATTTCTTCTCCTCTCTTTGCAGTGGTTTTGACAGGTGCTTGTATTTTTGGTAACGATAGCGTAGACATACCATCTTTAGCACCACGATATACAGCTTCTACTAGGTCAGCTTTCTTATCCTTTAGCTTGTCAATTCTTTTTAACAAGCGTTCATTAGTATCTTTAAGTTCTTTAATCTTTTCGCTTTCAACTTCAGCTAATAGATTAACTAACTCTTTATCCTTTTTGCTTAAGGTCACTTGTGAACTCCCTTATCCAGTGAGCTACTCGTGTTCTAGACACAGGGAAGTTCAACTCCTCTGTAAGTATTCTAGATACAGCAGTAGCATTAGGTCTTTTGCCTTGCCTCATGATAGCTTTCAAGCCCTCTACGAATGGTTGCACCTCGCTTGGAACTTGTTCATACCATGGGATAAGACCACCTTGCTTACTTGTCATTGCTTGTTTAAGCAATTTATCTATTTGTTCATTGTTACTCATGTGCATATTCTAGCACGCAATCGCGAGTATGTGACATGTTCAAGAAAAAAAAGACCAAAAAAAAAGGCGTGTATTTCTACACGCCATAGGGAAAATTTAGACCAAAAAAAAAGGCGTGTATTTCTACACGCCTTCTTTTCGGTATGTGTGGATATTGTTATTATCTCTTTTTCTTTACAGAGGTAGCCAACTCTTTAGCTACTTGTAAAACTAAATCGTGACTTTTGATAGGTATAATATTGTTCTTAACCATAAACGAAAGAACTTCTAGCTTAAGTTTATTTTCTAAACTGACAGCCCTACCTTCATCATTGACACCAACAACTGCTTGGTCTGATACCCATATCCTAGGTTCAGGTTGTTTTGCAAGATACTTCAATGCCTCTAAGTCAATAGAGTTAGCACCATAGTAACCTGCCTCTTCTATCTGATTACTATCTAATCTACCATTTTCAGCAAATATTCTGATAATACCATCAGCACCATTCTTGATAGTGTTGTAACCTTCATAGCCAGCAATCCTAACTGCTGGTAATATTTCAATAAGTTCTACAAGTTGGTCATAATCCCAACTCATAGAGCCACTACAATCTATCATCAATGAGCCACCTGCTACTACTTTCTTTGTAGTAAATACTTTTCTATCAGTAGTCATTCTGTGCATGTGTCTAGGAACTACACCTTTATCTGCATTTCTTTTCTGCAACTGTCTGATTGCAGAAGGAACTTTATCGTTAGGTGTGAACCTTCTAACATATGCTTTACCATGCCTACCTCTACTTTTATATACACGCTCAGGGTCGTATTCAAACCTAGCATGTTTATTACCTTCCTCTATAATTTTATCTTTGAGTTCATCACTCAATTCATCAGGTAGTTTGATGCCTTCAGACATAGCCTCTTTTACTTGCTGTGCAGTTTCAGAAGGTAGCAATACTCCTGTATTTCTTTTATCATACGCTTGCCCCATCCAACTCTGTAGCATGTAATGGTTGTAGATTTTTCTAACTAATCCTTTTGGCTTACGAACAATCATAACTGTCTTTGTCCATCGATTAATATTTCTATTCCATTTGTATTTTTGTTTGTATGGTTTGTAATGATGTTCATGTGGTATTCTCTGACCTGTTTGATATAACCTAATGATATTTGCAATCAATTCAACAAAGAACCTTTCCTCAGCTTGAATGACTTCATTACTAAATCCCATCATAGTATTACGCCTTACACCATTACTAACTCTATCTTGCAATACATCTAAGTCATATACAAAGTCAGCAACCTGCATTCTCTTAAGGAAATAAAACCAACACTCTGTAAAGTCTTTGGTTTTGTAGAACATATCAATGATTGTATCAACAGTGTTATACATCTCTTGTTCATGTATAAAAGGCAGAGAATATCTAGC